TAGCAGATACTGAATAGGTATATGTTGGACCAGAAGAACCAGAACTAACAAAACTCATCATAGAAGAATAAGCAGTCTTTGTTGCCTTTACATCAGCACTACCTTCTAAAGTATCTGTATAATATTTTTCAGCATATACTACTTCACCAGAAGGAACCATAAAAGATCCTACGACTACAGCATTATAATCCTTTCTAGTTACAAGGATATTATCAGTACCACTATTAAAAAGTCGTACAACAGGAGCGTTGCTAACATTAGTAGCAGATCCTAGATTTGTTTCAGCAGATAATATTTTCATTATTTTTTATTTTTGTTTAGTTTTTTATTCAATTTCTTATTTGCTGGATGCTTTGCTGCTGCGTTTTTGATTACTTCTATTTGATCTTCAGGTGTTAAAGTTGTTTTACCTGTTTTAGGATCGATAGTTTTTCTATATGCTTCTATATCCCTATCATGAGGTCTATTTTTAGCAGAATCTTTCGCCTGTCTCTGACGAGTATTAAGTTCCCTATCTACATCATCTTTGGGGTTTTTTTCCCAATCATAATCTTGTCTATCTTTACCTTGAAGTAGTCTTTTTAAAATCTCTTCACCACCTTTAGCAGCAAGAACTGTTCCACCTAATTTTAAAGCAGTCTTACCTAAACCAATTCCAATAGGAATTGCCATAGCAGCTTCATTAACTTCTTTTTTCTTTTTTCTATCCGCTTTCCATTTACGATGTTTCTTTTGAGTTTCCCATCTTTGATCATCACTAAATTTACCAGATTTTGCTGCTGGACTATTTCTAGTCTTATGTAACCAAGCATCTTTTTCCGAATCTTCTGTAGATGATCTATCCTTTGGTGAAGATTTTATAACTTTTGGTGTTTCTTTTGGTGTTTCTTTTGGTGTTTCTTTTTTAACCTCTGGTTTTTCTTTTGGTGTTTCTTTTTTAACCTCTGGTTTTTCCTTTGATATTATCTTTGGTGTTTCTTTTGGTGTTTCTTTTGGTGTTTCTATATTATCCTGTTTCTTTAATGTATCTAACTCTTTCTTATCTTTTTCTATAGATAAATCTTTTGTATTATCTTGTGGTGGTGGAGTAGGTTTACCTAATTCCTGTCCTACTTTTCCACCTACAGTTAAACCAACTAGACCAGAAGCAGCAGTTCTTGCTATTGCTGATGCTTTATCTGCTCTTAAAGTAGCATCTGCTGCTTTATTATATCTCATCCAATCTTTAGCATATTCTCTCTTAGCAGAATATGGTTTAGTTGGTTTAGGAGATAAAGATTTGGGTTTAACTGTTGTTGCTTTAACATCAACAGTAGCATTACTAGCAGAAGTACCTCTTGTGGTAGTAATAGTACTAGGAGTTTGTCTTGTATTAGTAATGGAAGATGATTTATTTTGTAATTTAGTTAATGCTCGTGATTTTTGAGTTGCTAAACTTCCCTTTTGAGATTTAACTATAGCACTTCCTTTATCTGCTCTTATTCTAGCAATAAGATCATCTGTTCTCTGAGAAAGAGTACCTGGTTTATTAGAAGTAGATACTGCCTTATCGATTCTACCTTGAAGTTTTTTACCTCTCTTAATTTGATCTAATACTTCAGTTGCTCTTGAAGTAATTTGTTGTCTTTTTACTTTTGTAAGTTTAGTTGCTATCTTGTGAGCAGTAGTAGTATTAGATGCTGGAGATAAAAGTCTAGATGATGTAGTAGATACAGCTCTAGTTACAGGAACTGTGGCCTGCCAGTTTACTTTATTAAGTCCTGGTTTTACCTTACTCTTAGTAAAAACACCTTTTACATCAGTACCTTTTAGAGCCTTTGATGCTCTTATCTTTTCAATATTATTAACTCTTTTAACTAATTCTTGAGACTTCTTAAACTTGTTTATATCAGCAGCACCTTTATTTCTTAATGCTCTAGCTGCTTTTGGGATTCCCCACTTACCCAATTTCCATAGTAGACCAGCACCTTGAATAGCACCTCTTACTAATCCCTCATCAACAAGATCACCTTCTACTTCATGGGAAGCAGCAACTACTTCTTTCTTTGTATCAGTTTTTGCTCGAATCTTTGAATAGTCTACACCACATTTTTCATTTGGACCTTTACTCAAATCCTTTCTATTTCCAGACCCACATACCCTTATACCCCTAATTGTGGTTGCATTACCTTCACCCAAAATATCTAAATCATTTCTCCAATTAGAAGGATTAAGTGGTTCTGCCTTAATTATATCTACAGTCTCTATTTCATTAAACTGAACGCCATCAGCATAATTCTGTACACTTATACCACCTTCAACTTCTTCACTTACTTTTGCTGTACCAGGTATTATCTCGTTAATTGCATCAGCATTTTTTCTCAATTTATTATTATATTTGTTAACAGTATCCTTTGCGTGTTTAACAAAGTTAAGTTTATCTTTAATAGAATCTATAATACCTTCATCAACCTGATCTTCTTTTATTTCAAATTGAGATCTCCAATCCGATAAAGATTCTTGCTTTACTCTAATATTGTCCATTGAACAAGTTATTTGGCGTTATTATTATTTAGAATACCATCTTTTAGCATCTTTGATAATTCACTGGTTGAACCAACAAACAGAGCATTATTCGTAACATTACTTGGTGCTTTTACAGCATCCTCATCCAAATCTTTAACTTTCTTCTGTAAATCTGCTAACTTATCTGTTGTATCAGCAACTGACTTAATAATTTGTCCAGCAACTTCATATGCTCTTGGACTGGCACTTTCACCAGCAAGTTCTAAAATACCATTAAGTGCTTCCTGACCTTTCTCAACTAAGGAATATAATTGTGCTCTGGTGTACTTATAATCTTTCTCAATATCATCAGTAATATCAGTCATTGTATCCTTTCTTCGGACACAACCACCTTCATTAACTTGCTGAACTTCAAGTTCAGTATTAAATGTATCATTCAAATCGTCATAATTATCTTTCATAATTAAATATCTATTTTACGAGTGGGACTATACTCTTTAGAATCACCAAAAAATTCCCTTGTTTCTGTGAAACCGAAATCATCACCTGGTTCTATTAGCATGTTGTCAGCAGCATCAATAACCTGATCATCATTATAATCTTTCTTAGCAGTTGATTCTACTCTATACCTCATTTCACGATTAGCAGTTCTCGTGTCAGTATCTGAATAGTAATCAACTTGAACCTTACGAATAAGTCCATCTGTAGTATCTGCGATAGGACCAAACATATAAGACTTGGCAGTAAAGTCTAAGGTATATATTAATGCTCTTCTAGTATCAAAGTTACCTTCATAATCATCAGAATAAGAAATACCATTTAATATTAAAGGAATATCTCTTTTTTCGCCAATAGAATTTACTAAGTCTACTGTTAATGTATAACCTGGTTGGAAGAACGGTAATATCTGTTCAAGTATTTGTAAGGAATCGTCCTGTAATTTAGTTAGAATATTTAATTGAAATCCTAAATTATAAGGAACAGGCATGAATACTTTCTTAAATTTCTTACCATCCTTTGCTTTAAATGTTTGAGTAATACCAGATTTTCTTGACGGATCATAAGTTACAGATGTCATCTCAAATGACATTCTTGGTAAACTTATAGCAATTGCCTTATTAAGATCTGGTTGCTGTTGTATTCTTGCTAAGAACTTTTGTCTAGGTCCATAAGCAATAGGAACCTTAGTATCAACAAGATCTTTTCCCGTATTATCTTGATGACGAACATGTATATCATTAAATACTGTTCCAAAAGAAATAACAGTTTTTCTTATTATTTCGTGATAAAAATAAGTTCCAAACATTAAACTACACCAAAGGGATTAGATTCTGTAAAATCAATAATTTGATCAGCTTGGAATTCAAACTCATCACCATCACTATATTTATCATTAGCATCATCAGAATTGTAAGAAGCAGTAGCATATGCTGCTCCTGATGTTTGACCAACAATTTCCTCACCACTAAAGAATCCAGCTACAGTTGATCCAATTCCAACATTTGTAACTAAAAGTATCTTAGTATCACCGTCCCAAGATCTAACAGTTGCTGTTGTTCCTGATCTAGAACCTTTAATTGTTTCATTATATTGATAAGTTCCTACACCAACCATAGATTCTGGATCAGCAATAGTTACTGTTGGTGTTGAAGTATATCCTTTACCTGGATTATCAACATAAACAAATTTAACAATTCTATTTTGTCCACTAGGACCTACAGATGATATACCAGTTGCTTGTACTCCATTTCCAGGAGCAGAAATAGTGACAGTAGGTGCAGTTCCATATCCAACTCCACCATCTATAACATTAACTCTAACAACACCATTATATCCAGATCCAATAGAGCAAGTTGCTGCTGCTCCAGTTCCACCACCACCACTAAAACTAATAGTTGGTGGAGTAACATATCCAGAACCAGCATTCAATACCAAAATCTTTTCTATAGAAGTGACATTTGCTCTGGTTGTCATTATACCAATTGCTCTAGTAGTATCATTAGCAGGTGAATCACTAAAGGTTATAGTTGGTGCTGAAGTAAATCCTGATCCATCATTATTCAGGAATATCTCTTCTACATATCCACTACCTATTGATGCTGTAGCAATAGCAGTTCTTCCAAGACCAACCAACTTAAGTGTTGTAATATAACCTTCATCCTTAACCTGAGTATCTATTGCTTCTATAGAAGTATCAATAACCTCATCCTCAAGTTCAAAGAGTTCACATTTAAGTTGATAAACATAATTCTTACCTAACTGGTAGAAAGGATCTTCATGTTCTACAAACTTAACTTCAAATAATCTCTGTCCTAAAGGAAAATATATTAAATCACCTTCTCTTGGTCTAGATGTTAAAACCATTTCACTATCATCAGTACCATCATCTAAACCTGCCATGAATGGTGCGATGAAATCTTCAAATCTTTCTTTAGATATTGTAAGATCAACTTCATCACGAATATTCATACCAAATTTAGTTAATACATCACCAGCACCAGAATAACCCTCATATGTATTAACATATGCTTCTATACTAAAATTATCATCAAATTTAGAAGATTCTACTTCATTCCAAACATCATCAGTCCCTATAAATTTTCTTGGAATATATGTTACTTCAACACCAAACATTCTTAGGTGTTCATTTATTAAATCTTGTGTTAGTCTTTGTTCTGACTGAGCACCTTGTAGGAAAAATGGATTTAATGCCATATTTTTATCCTATAAAGTCGTATGGTGGTAACTCATACTCAGAGAACATTCTACCTCGTAAAGACTCCAATTCAGATTCTGCTTGCTGAAGAATCTCTGCTCCATTCATTTCTATGCCACCTGGTAACTTAACACCCTTAAATTTACTCATATTTTGACCCCATTGTCTCTTTATAAGAGCAGTGAGATACAATTTAAGAAAAGGATCATTATAAACTTGAGTAAATGAATTTGGATCTAACGCTCTATAGCAATCAAGTATTAGCCAATTACCTTCAGTTTCAGCACCCCAATCTATATCCAAATATAATCTATCTTGTCTCTTATTAAATCTTACTTGCTTATCAGTTGTTAATAGGAAATCAATATCTTCAAGATACGATTTTACCATAGCATACTGAAGCAATTCTACAGAATTAAAGTAATAAAGATCATTTAAAAACAACTGATACTTTATACTAAACATTCCACCAGATATTGAACTGGTATCAAATTTAAATATTTTCTCTACCCCAACTACAGAATCTGGAACCTGTAAAAAATTAGAAGTCTCATACCAATTACTTGTAGTAGTACCATATCCAGATATATTAGTTGATGTTCCTGTTGTTGTTACAATACCAACTCCATCAGTACCTTTTCCAGTTCCTCTATCAATATCATCTTGTGTGAGTTTGTATTTAAGATACATTCTCTCAACACCATCAAAATGACGTTCATTAAATAATTGAATAGCATCATCAACTAAATCATCTATTTGATCATCAGCAACATTAATTTCCAATACAGGAGCACCTAGCTTTCTTAAGCAATAATCAATAAGTCCTTGTCTGGTTGATGGTTTCGCCATTTATCTTGATGCTATATTATTAGTTGGTTTCTTAGGTTTAGGAGCAGACTCAATTTTTTCTTGTAATTCTGCTATATCTTGTAGAAGACTATTTTTTTCTTCTTCAAAATCTCTTTTCATTGTTTCAATTTTTGCTTCTAAAAGAACATTTTGATTTAATGTATTAGAAAGTCTTTGATGATATAAATTCACTAAAACATTAACGTCAACGTCACTTCCATTATTTGGTTGTTGCATAATCTATTGTTAGAAAGTACCTCCGTCTAGTGTAGAAGTCCAACTAGGCTTATTAGTATATATCACACTAACAGAGGTTGCTGTTACGGATAAGTTTTCAATTGCACCATTATTACCTTCTTTTCTTAAATTGTTAGTAGTATCAAATGTACCTTCAACACCAACCAAACTTATTGAATTACCAGTTAAACCAGTCTCAACAACACCATAAGCATTACTGGTATCTTGTCTAATAATATCACCAACACTAACTGTTACACTACCAGATAAACCCATGTCTATTTTAGTAACAGCAGTCAATACTTGTTTTGATGTGTTAACGGGAGATGCTACAGCATTAGTTGATGTCTGTAGTCCATTCTCGTCAAAATATACAACACCGTGGGTATTGAAATCACCTGTTTGATAGTATATACCTTTAATATCAAGGAATCCTCTAGTTCCAGTTACTAAAGCATTAGCAGTACTAGCATCAGGAATATAAGTCCAAGATCTTTCTACAGCACTACTGCCTGGATTTGTTTGGTCAATATAACCAAAGAATCCCATCTTATTATTACCAGCACCATTACTTGTATTGTATCCGAAAGAAATACCACGATCAGTATTAGTATCGTATGCGTGAGTAATAGTTAACTGTGTAGTGGTAGTAATACCAGAAGCAACTATTGTTTGATCAATAGTAACTATTCTAGTAGTAGTATCATACTCAGTAACTGTTGCTACACCAGATGCTGACAAAGCAGAACTTCCAGAAATAACATCACCAGTATTAATACCAATAACAGAATCCAAAGTAATTGTACTAATACCAGTAACAACAGGTTGTGTTACTGTTCTTTCACTAGTAAGATCACCTAAGTGTAGAATAGGGTCATTTAAAGTTGATGTTGTAGAGTTTACAGATGTTGTTGTTCCATCTACTTGTAAACTACCTTTTATAACAACAGTACCTTCATTACTTAATCCATCTGGATATGGGTCAATAAACAGAAGATCTCCACATCCTGCTTCAGTTTCAATAACATTAGAACTTATTCCAACACATCCAAACTTAGATCTACCAGTAACTTTAACACTAGTATCAAATTCCCATGAAGCACCAGTTACCTTTACATTATCATCACCGTCTTCATCATATTCTATTTTAGCATCTTTATCAGAACCAAATGACAGATATGTATCATCTACAACATTAACATGTCCATCACCATTAGTATTGAATATAACATCACCATCCACATTAGTAGATGATATTGTATTCAAATCCATTCTAAGGTTATCTACATTCCACTGATCAACCTTTCTCTGATTATCAAGTATCGCAACTATACCACCATCTTGGTTTCTTGTATTTTGAACACCAGCAATAGCACCTGCTGCGTGTTCCATCATAGAGGTGTAGAAATGACCACCTACTGAATGAACATTATTTCCATCATCACCAACATATATCCTATCCTTATATTGGTTGATACCACCGTAACTACCAATACCAGTTACATATGCTAATTCACCCCAATTTAGACTGGCGGGTTTATCAGTACCAGAGGATCGTTTGATCCTTATAATACTAGCCATTTAAAAGTTACCCCCGTTAATGTTTAAATTTTGTTCCGTTCCAGGTGTTAATTCATTAGTAGCATCCCATTTCTGGGTTGCTGAATTGTAGACTAATACCATTCCATTTAACAGAGTCGAGGCATTGACATCACTGAGCTCTGAGAGAGATAGTCCCTGAGCACCAGCAAGCGAAGAAACAACCTTCACTGCATTATGTTGCCCAATTCGTACCTTAATGTCTGCCATTTATGTAAGCAATTCAGAATCTATATATTTATTTATGTTATCTGATTAGTTAAATTCTTAAGTAGTTGTTTAATCTCATTAATATCATTTTTCATCGCATCTAATTCTGCTCTTTCATCAAGTTTTTTGTTTTTTCTAGTAATATAATTACTATATCCACTATAATCAGTACTGACTATAGCACCTGTTTTCTCATCACGAAATAGGTCTTTATGTCCTTCAACTGGTATCATGCTTTTTTGACTGGTATAGTTCCGTTAATTAAATCTTTTTCAGATGGTTTTTTTGGATTATTAATATCCTTATATAAAGCATCTATCTTATCATCTTTATTAAGTTTTGCCTGTGTATTTGGTTTTGGAATTGGTTCCAATTTTTTATATCTTCCTCCAGGACCAAATAAATTTCTTATCCTGAAACCTTTATCCCTAAAAGTTTGAACAGCATTAGATGCTTCTTCTAAAAATTGTTTAAAGGTTTTCATATCTGATTAAATGGATATTGTTTTAACTTATCCTCAACAGTTCTAAGATCTATTGGGAGATGAAATTTTACTAATTTACCAGATCCACTAGGATCTATAATAAATTTAGTTGCTGGATTTACAGAATTCCTCACGCTAAAGCAATTGCTCTAAAGTCTTTAAGTCTAA